TCAGTCAGTGCGTGAAGCCACCACCGCCTCCGGCGTGGATAATGCAGCCTCCCCCCGACTGGCAGACACCGCTGAACGGGATTATTTCACCCTCAGAGAGAGGCTGATCACTATGCAAAAACAACTGGAAGGAACCCAGAAGTATATTAATGAGCAGTGCAGATAGCGCTGCCCATATCGATGGGCAACTCATGCAATTATTGTGAGCAATACACCCGCGCTTCCAGCGGAGTATAAATGCCTAAAGTAATAAAACCGAGCAATCCATTTACGAATGTTTGCTGGGTTTCTGTTTTAACCACATTTTCTGCGCCGCCACAAATTTTGGCTGCATCAACAGTTTTCTCCTGTCCAATTCCCGAAACGAAGAAATGATGGGTGATGGTTTCCTTTGGTGTTACTGCTGTCGGTTTGTTTCCAACAGTAAACGTCTGTTGAGCACATCCTGTAATAAGCATTGCCAGAGCGGCAGAAAATAACATTTTTTTCATCTTATTATCCTGCATTGTTAAAAACGGCAGAATCCTATGTGACAACAATTAAACGATAGTTAAATGGATTGATGAAAATTAAAACTATATAGGTGTACGGTCAGACTATTGGAGGTAGTCAGGATTTGAATGTCAGTCTGTTGTCGGCATTCTGGCAATGCAATTTGGATAAAGCGGGGATTAAAAAGATAGAGGCGAGCCGGTCAGGTAGAAATGAATCAGGCTCAAAGTGAAGCGGAAAAGGTCTGTGGCACAAACTGATGCTGCCATAATTACAGCCTGATGACTTGTGGAATGAAACATGTTGAACCTCCTTAATTGATGTGATTCGAGTGAGGAAGGCATTCTGTCCTTCTATAGTGTCCAGTAAATCAAACAGGAAGCTTGTCTCACGTGTGAGACAAGCCTCTCCATTAGCGAGTTGTATTGATTACAACTCTTCAAAGAATTCATTACTGGGTAGATGAAAATAGTTTCACGACGAATGGAGGAGGCTATGTCGGTAGCTTCTTCATTGGAGTACATATGCCACCACGAACCCCAAAAGCCTGCCGAGTTCGGCGCGGAAGTGTATTCCGGTGCCACGACGGAGAAACAGGCATGGGAAGTCTTTCGTCCGGCACGACTGATGTGTAAACGCACACCCATGCTGACGGAAGCGTTCGGGATTGAGGTTAACGCCTCAAACATGAACCGTCCGGAGGATGGTGCGCGGTTTGAACCGCTGATCGGTAACCCTGGTGATGGTTCATCACCCCACTGTGCGGTGGTGGATGAATATCACGAGCACGCCACCGATGCGCTTTATACCACGATGCTTACCGGGATGGGGGCGCGACGTCAGCCACTGATGTGGGCCATCACCACCGCCGGGTACAACATTGAGGGGCCGTGCTACGACAAGCGGCGGGAAGTTATCGAGATGCTCAACGGTTCGGTACCCAACGATGAACTGTTCGGGATCATCTATACCGTTGATGAAGGTGACGACTGGATCGACCCGCAGGTGCTGGAAAAAGCCAATCCAAATATTGGCGTGTCGGTTTATCGCGAATTTTTGTTAAGTCAGCAGCAGCGTGCGAAAAATAACGCCCGTCTGGCAAACGTCTTTAAAACAAAACACCTCAATATCTGGGTGTCGGCGCGTTCGGCGTATTTCAACCTGGTGAGCTGGCAGAGCTGCGAGGATAAATCACTGACCCTTGAGCAGTTCGAGGGGCAGCCGTGCATTCTGGCCTTTGACCTGGCGCGTAAGCTGGATATGAACAGCATGGCGCGACTTTATACCCGCGAGATTGACGGTAAAACGCATTACTACAGTGTGGCCCCGCGTTTCTGGGTACCGTATGACACGGTGTACAGCGTCGAGAAAAATGAAGATCGCCGGACAGCCGAACGCTTTCAGAAATGGGTGGAAATGGGCGTTCTGACTGTTACCGCTGGTGCGGAGGTGGATTATCGGTACATCCTCGAGGAGGCCAAAGCGGCGAACAAAATCAGCCCGGTCAGTGAGTCACCCATCGACCCCTTCGGGGCGACCGGGCTGTCGCATGACCTTGCTGATGAAGACCTGAACCCCATCACCATCATTCAGAACTACACCAACATGTCCGATCCGATGAAAGAGCTGGAAGCGGCGATTGAATCGGGGCGCTTTCATCATGACGGCAATCCCATCATGACCTGGTGTATCGGCAACGTGGTCGGCAAAACCATTCCGGGTAACGATGATGTGGTGAAGCCTGTCAAGGAGCAGGCGGAAAACAAAATCGATGGTGCGGTTGCGCTGATTATGGCGATCGGTCGGGCAATGCTCAAAGAACCCGACGATTTCCTCTCATCTCTTGATCCGGACGATGCTCTCTTAATTCTATGAAATCACTAATTGCTGATGTTATCGGGCTGGCTGGTTTTGGCCTGCTTACGTGCGGGTTTTACCTGCAGTTTGGTATGGCTCCGGCTCTGATGCTGTCCGGCGGTTTACTGCTGGTGGGCGCACTGGCTATGGCCAGAAGGGGGACGCGTGCTGCTTGATGCTCTGTTCAGAAGTAAATCACTGGAGAATCCTTCCACCCCGATAACCGGGGATGCCGTTGATACTGATGGGCTGTTCCGGACAGACGTTTATGTCAGTCCTGAAACTGCGATGAAACTGGCTGCGGTGTATTCCTGTATCTATGTCCTGTCTTCCAGCCTTGCCCAGATGCCGTTGCATGTTATGCGCAGGCACAATGGGAAGGTTGAGCCCGCACGCGATCATCCGGCGTTTTATCTGGTTCATGATGAGCCCAATACCTGGCAAACCAGTTACAAATGGCGCGAACTGAAGCAACGTCACATCCTTGGCTGGGGGAATGGGTATACCTGGGTGAAACGTAATCGTCGCGGTGAAGTCATATCCCTGGATTGCTGTATGCCGTGGGAAACGACGCTGATGAATACTGGTGGCCGATATACCTACGGTTTGTACAACGAATATGGGGCGTTTGCGATCAGCCCCGACGATATGATCCACATCCGTGCGCTGGGTAATAATCAGAAGATGGGGCTGAGTCCGATTATGCAACATGCCGAAACAATAGGCATGGGGATGAGCGGTCAGAAATACACAGAAAGCTTCTTCAGCGGTAATGCCCGTCCGGCGGGGATAGTATCCGTTAAAAGCGGACTCAATAAGGACAGCTGGGGCTGGCTTAAAGATCAGTGGCAGAAGGCATCGCAGGCGTTACGCAGCCAGGAAAACAAAACCATGCTGCTGCCAGCCGATCTGGATTACAAGGCACTGACTGTGTCGCCAGTTGACGCTCAGATCATTGACATGATGAAACTGAACCGTTCAATGATTGCCGGTATTTTCAATATTCCTGCGCACATGATTAATGACCTCGAAAAAGCCACCTTCTCCAATATTTCTGCGCAGGCGATTCAGTTTGTCCGCTACACGATGATGCCGTGGGTAACGAACTGGGAGCAGGAGCTTAACCGTCGCTTGTTTACCCGCGCTGAGTTAGCCGCCGGGTATTACGTTAGGTTCAATCTGACGGGGCTTTTACGCGGAACTCCGCAGGAGCGCGCGCAATTCTATCACTTCGCTATTACCGATGGATGGATGAGCCGTAATGAAGCCCGCGCATTCGAGGATATGAATCCGGTTGAAGGGCTGGATGAGATGCTGGTAAGCGTGAATGCTGCTAACCCGGCAGGAGATTTTAAGCCCCCAAAAAATGATGAGGGAAAAACCAATGAATGACCGTGAAATCCGTTGTTACAGCGGTGAGGTGCGTGCTGAGCGGCATGACGATAACCCTGCGCACATTATCGGTTATGGATCGGTGTTTGACTGTCGTTCTGAGCTGATATTTGGTTCATTCCGCGAAATCATCCGGCCCGGCGCTTTTGACGATGTGCTTGGTGATGATGTACGCGCACTGTTTAACCACGATCCTAATTTTATTCTTGGGCGTAGTGCAGCAGGCACGCTGAATCTTTCAGTTGATGAGCGCGGATTGCGCTATGACATCCAGGCTCCGGAGACACAGACCATTCGTGATCTGGTGCTGGCCCCGATGCAACGTGGAGATATTAACCAGTCATCTTTTGCTTTCCGTGTCGCCCGTGACGGCGAGGAGTGGTATCAGGATGAGGACGGGGTTGTTATTCGCGAGATAACCCGCTTTTCCCGTCTGCTGGATGTCAGTCCTGTGACATATCCTGCCTATCAGGAGGCTGACTCGGCTGTTCGCTCCATGAAAGCATGGCAGGAGGCGCGCAACAGCGGCGCGCTACAGAAAGCCATTAATCAACGTATGGCGCGTGAACGCGTCCTGACCCTTCTTAACGCGTAAAGGAAACATCATGAAACTGCATGAACTGAAACAGAAACGTAATACTATCGCAACTGACATGCGCGCCCTGAATGAAAAAATTGGTGATAACGCATGGACGGAAGAGCAGCGCACTGAGTGGAACAAAGCAAAATCCGAACTGGAAGCGCTTGATGAACGAATTGCACGCGAAGAAGAACTGCGTCGTCAGGATCAGGCGTACATTGAAAGCAATGAGGAAGAGCAGCGTCAGAATCTTGATCCGGAAAACAATCCACAACAGGATGAGAAACGAGCTCAGGTTTTTGATAAGTGGATGCGTCACGGTGCCAGTGAGCTGACATCAGAAGAACGAAAGGCGTTGCGTGAACTTCGTGCCCAGGGCGTAGCTCAGGATGAAAAGGGCGGATATACCGTACCAGAAACATTCCTGGCGAAAGTTGTTGAGAAGATGAAATCCTACGGTGGCATCGCCAGTGTGGCGCAGATTCTTACCACTTCTGACGGTCGCACTATGGAGTGGGCAACAGCTGATGGTACTTCCGAAGTTGGTGTTCTGCTGGGCGAAAATGAAGAAGCCGGTGAAGAAGACACCGATTTCGGTATGGGAAGCCTTGGGGCGCTCAAAATGACATCGAAAATAATTCGTGTGTCTAATGAGTTGCTGCAGGACAGTGCGATCGATATGGAAGCTTATCTTGCCCGTCGCATTGCTGAACGTATTGGTCGTGGTGAAGCCCGTTATCTGATTCAGGGAACTGGTGCTGGTACGCCTAAACAACCCAAAGGGCTGGTCGCATCTGTGACCGGCACAACACAGACTGCCGCGGCAAATACGGTGAAGTGGCAGGAAATTCTGGCTCTGAAACACAGCATTGATCCTGCATATCGTCGCGGACCGAAATTCCGCCTGGCGTTTAACGATAATACGCTGAAACTGATCAGTGAGATGGAAGACGGTCAGGGACGCCCTTTATGGTTGCCGGATATTGTTGGTGTGGCACCTGCTTCAGTGTTGAATGTACCGTATGTCATTGATCAGGAAATTGATGATATCGGGGCGGGTAAAAAATTCATGTTCTGTGGTGACTTTGATCGCTTCATTATCCGTCGTGTGCGATACATGATTCTTAAACGTCTGGTTGAGCGTTACGCGGAATATGATCAGACCGGTTTTCTGGCCTTCCATCGTTTTGACTGTATCCTGGAAGACACCTCTGCCATTAAAGCGCTGGTGGGGAAAGGTAGCGTTGGTGGTTGATTAGTCTTTTTACGTAATACAGCACGCCGCGTAATGCGGTTTTTTTGTGCCCGCGTTCTGGCGGGCACAGGAGGTTTTATGCTGTTAAAAATGGAAGAGATTAAGCTTCAGCTCCGTCTGGATGATGATTTCTCTGATGAAGATGAGTTGCTTGAACTGCTTGGTAAGGCCGCTCAGAGTCGTACGGAAAACTTCCTTAACCGTAAGTTGTATGCAACCGCAGATGACAGGCCTGCGGATGATCCTGATGGGCTTGTGATATCTGATGATGTGAAGCTGGCACTTCTGCTACTTGTCAGCCATTTCTACGAAAACCGCTCAACGGTTACAGACGTTGAGAAAATGGAGTTGCCAATGAGTTTTAACTGGTTGGTTGCTCCTTATCGCCTTATACCACTATGAAAATTCGTCAGGCGCAGACCAGCGCAACCTACATACTGTGAACCGCCCCGGTTTTCCTGGAGAGTGTTTTATCTGTGAACTCAGGCTGCCAGATCATCGTTTCCGATGGAAGCATAATAAGCTTTTTCTGCTTCTGCCGGAGGAGTATGGCCCAGCCTTCCCAGCAATCGTCGATTGTTATACCAGTCCACCCACGTTAGTGTGGCCAGTTCCACTTCTGCACGGTTTTTCCAGCTCTTACGGTGTATTACCTCCGCTTTGTAAAGACCATTGATGCTCTCAGCCATCGCGTTGTCATACGAGTCGCCTGTACTCCCTGTTGATGCCAGCAGTTTTGCTTCTTTTAGTCGCTCCGTATAGGCCAGTCATACATACTGAGAACCT